AATATTGACCCCCTGCGATATTATCCAGCGGAATGTCGTTAACAATTTTGCTAACTCGGGCAATCAAACCAAAAGAATTATCCATCACGACAACTCTTTCGTTATCTCCGCTGTCGTAGGCTCTTTTCTCTAGGAAGAAGGTAAAATCTAGGTTTTCGTTGCAAATTGCAAATTGCTCGCGGCTTCCTACATTAAGAGATTTACCTAAATTAAGAAGAATGGAGGCTACTTCTTTAGCTTTATCTGATTTTAGAAGATCTTTATCATAAGCCAGGGGCTTGTTTGGGTTAACTTTGAAAAGATTGGTGGCGAATTTTTTCATATTGTTTTTTACAGCGACCTCGCGGTTAAAGATTTTCTATTTGAATCAAAGAAACCATCATTTGCCATTCATCATTTTGATAAATTTGAAGACGGATGTTTTTACCGAGAATAGTTTGAGCGTCTTTAATGGTCGATGAATAAATGCCAGCAATCAATCTTCCTTTTAAATTCAGTTCCCTTTTCATATTCTTTTTGTAAAGTTAAATGAACAAGCTCGTGAATAACAGTTTTAGTTTTGGCACCTTCTTTTACAAAGTTTGTCATTTTAGAAAATGATTATAGATTTTGAAATAGGGCGGTTTTTTACGCCGCCCGTTTAGATTTTGTTTGATTATGCGCCAGCATTTTTATACATACCACGCCAGTCTAACGCTTTCGCTCCGAAAGTAGCACGTACTTTGTATTTCAATGCATCCTCTTCAAAGCTGTATTGCTGCTCTGTATAGAAGTCGTTACCTGCAAGGCTGCAAGTTTCAATCGTGTCGATACGGTTTGGACTTGCGAACATATACCATTGATTGCCTGTCAAACGTGGTTCAACAATAAGTTGTAAACTTGCGTTAGGGTTTACGTTGGCTTGTAAGTTTGCTGTGATAGGTGCAAGGATTTGCTGCGCCTGTAACTCTTTATCGGGACCTACTACTAAGAAAACGGGAATTAGGTTTAAGTAATTCTCGTTTACTTGTTTAGAGTTCAACTTAGCCGCCGCCTTTTGGTTACGCATTGCTTTTTTAGCTGCTGCCAATGCTGCAATTGTGATTGCAGTAGCTGTACCTGCTAAGTTGCCATGGTCTGCATGGAATAACGCCTTACCGTCACTCATGTTAGCATTCGCTGTGATAATACCCCATACTAAGCTAGATTGAGTATTAGCCCAAGCGTTCGCCTGTAAAGTAGGCGTACGGCTCAATGCACGCAAATCGTCATTGATAATAGTTTCCCAAGTGAACGGGATAATATTACCATACTTAGCGATTGAGTAAACCTCTTGGCTGTCACTCAATGCCGCCGCAACAGCGACTAGACGGAATGGGTAACGCTGCCTTATTGACGGGCGGCGTTATTGTCGGGGCTTTTGGATATGCAGTAAAAGCGGCGGCGGACTTAGAGAGCCAACAAGTAGCCCTAAAAACAGCCTTTCAAGGCAACCAAGTAGCGGCGGACGCAGCCTTCAAAACCATTCAAGACTTTGCGACTAAAACTCCGTATGAAATGACGGAGGTTTTAAATTCGTTCTTAAAGCTCAAAAATATGGGTTTAGACCCTAGCGAAAAAGCTTTAACAGCATACGGAAATACAGCGTCTGCAATGGGTAAGAGTTTAGACCAAATGATTGAGGCGGTAGCAGATGCAGCGACAGGCGAATTTGAGCGTTTAAAAGAGTTTGGAATTAAAGCCAAGTCGCAGGGTAACAACGTAGCATTTACTTTTCAGGGTGTAACGACAACGGTCGGCAAAAACTCGAAAGAGATTGAAAAGTATTTGATAGGTATAGGCAATACTAAGTTTGCGGGAGGCATGGAGGCGCAAAGTCAAACGGTAAACGGTAAACTTAGTACGTTAAAAGATAACTTTGCACAAGCGGCGGCGGCTATTGGGAATACTTTACTACCCGCTATAAGCTCAATATTTGAGACTATAACGCCCGCTTTGGAGGCTATACAGCACTTTGCACAAGAGAATCAAACGGTGGTTAAAGTTATTGCAGCGGTGGGAGTTGGTTTATTGGCGTTAGGCGGTATTTTTAAAGTAGCAAGCGGTGCAATTAGTGTAATTACGACCGTATGGAAGGGATTGAACTTTGTAATGTCTGCATTTAGAACCATTATGATAGCAGTAAACTATGTTTTTGCGCTTAATCCTATCCTTGTGTCGGTATTGGCTATTTCAGCAGCTATCTATTTAATATACCGCAATTGGGACACACTTAAACCGTACTTTGTAAAACTTTGGAACGGGATAAAGTATGTATTTACTACTGCAATTAAAGCGATAAAGTTTTATCTTTGGGATATGAATCCCGTTGTATTGATTTACAATAATTGGTCTAAGGTGGTGGACTTTTTCCGCAATCTTTGGGGAACGGTTAAAGGCTTGTTTCAATCTTTTGTAGATTGGATATTTAATATCCCGTCTATGATGTACGATGCAGGGGCTAATATGATGAATAGCCTTTGGGAAGGTCTTAAAGCGATGGCTTACAAACCTATTCAGGCAGTTAAAGATGTTGCAAGCTCAATAAGTAGCTACTTAGGGGGCGGTTCACTATCAAGTACTATCCAATTAGCACAACAGGCGCAAGCGCAGCAAAGCGGACTATCTGTAATGCCACAAGGTGGCGCAACAAATAGCACGACACTAAACAAAGTAAACAGCGGAACGGCTGTAAATTATAGCCCTACAATCACAATAAACGGCGGTGGAGACGGTGCAGGGTTGGTGGATATGCTATCGCAGCATAAGGACGAGATATTGCGCCACATCAAAGAAGAGCAAGCTCGCAAAGAACGCAAAACATACTAATCAATCATGTATCTATCAATAGGCGATATAACCTTAGACGGTGTATTGGGTTTCAATACCTTTCAGGAGAGCGGCGAAAGCTACTACCCTGAGCACGCTTTGTTAGGTAGTACGCCTATTTTGCAATTTACAGGGCGCAAACTTTCAGAGCTTACAGGGGCTATCAAATTACATAGCCAAATACACGACATTAAGCAAATCCTTGCAAAGTTTAAAGAGTATCAAGAAACTGGTACTATTTGCCCTATTATTCAAGGTAATGGCGATGTATTAGGCAACTTTGTAATATTGAGCCGTAGGGTTACGCACGAACAACAAGACGCACTAGGTAATATAGTGGCGTGTACTTTGGATATATCAATTAAAGAGCATAGCCAAGTAGTAAAGCCCGCTAATCCCGAAGCAAGTACGACTACATTTGCAACATCAAAAGATAGTAGCCCGCAATTCTTAACACCTCGCAAGGCTACGGTATCAGACGCACAAGCGGCAACTATTCAACTAAGTCAAACGGCAGCAAGTGGCAACGCTATAAACAAGCTTAATAAGCAATTACAAACCGATAATACACAAGCTCGTTTAGTAGCTGAATCGGTACGGCGCAAGGTTGCACTAATCGCACAGGCAAGCGCAAAGATTAATACTATTATCAATGCTGACCCTACAAGCTCAATCTTTGCTCAAACACGGGATTTAGCCAATACAACAGCCTCGATAATTGTACTTTGCGACTTGATAGATACAACGGCAGTAAATTGCATTGCGGCGGTGGATAGTAATAATACTATTGGTGTGTTACAGTGTATAGACGACATTAAAAACCAAACTACAAGCCTAGATAATCTCTTAGCTATTCAAAAAGCTGAAAGCGTACCATTAACCGCAATCGCAGCATCTCGATAATATGGCACTAACAACTTATACAACCGTAGAGGGCGAACGTTGGGCGGATATTGCGTTTAAAGCATACGGCAACGCTTTACTATTCCCTCAAATCATTGCAGCTAATCCCCTGGCAAGTATTACCGATAGATTAGCGGGCGGTTTAGTCTTAGATATTCCCGTTTTAGAAGTAGCCCCTACAATTTACCTAGAAAAACCGTTTTGGAAAAAATAGTACAAATATCAGTTGGGATAACATATAATCAAAAGGACGTTACAAGTGACTTAACGCCCTATCTCAAATCTTTGTCCTATACTGACCATGTGAAAGGCGAAGCGGACGACATACAGTTAGAGTTTGAGAATGTAGGCGGCAAATGGCTAAACGAATGGTACCCAAATAAAGGCGACACACTAGACGTTACAATCACGCAAGGGGAGGACACTTTAAATTGCGGTACTTTTGAGATAGACGAGATTGATTTAAGCGGGGATAAAAGCAGCGGCGACACAGTGCGCATTAAAGGTATTGCAACCGCTATCAGTAAGGCACTAAGAACTAAGAAAAGTAAAGCGCACGAGGGTAAAACCTTAAAAGAGATAGCCCAAACCGTAGCAGATGCAAACGCTTTGGAATTAGTGGACAATACTACATACACCGTAACATCAAAGACTTTCAATGATAACGGTGTGAGTTTATTAAAAGCCGCTAAAATTTGCCGCAATGCAGCCAAAACAAAAAGCCTAGCAACGGCAGACCTCGCAACGGCGGTAAATGAAGTAAAGAATATTTTTGCAACAGAGTTAAGATTGATAGGACGAGATAGTGACGCACAGGCATTGAGCAATGCCGCAAATATTATACTGCCAAATTTAGGCGTACAACGTCTAAGCACAGCACAGGAAAACAATACGCTTAATGCTTTGGCTTTAATTTTAGAAGACTTAGCACAGGCATTTAAAACGAAGTCATATAACAGTACTTTTTCACGTCTTAATCAAATTAAGGTAGAGAGAGAAACGCAATTTAGAGAGACGGACTTAGCTTTTATATACCTTTGTTGCTTTGTCATTAAAGCCGTAAC